GTAGTCGGTGTACCGACAGACACAACAGTCCCGTTCGACCCGTCAGCCCCGGGGGGTATTCCAAACTGAATCGTTACGTCAGTCGGATCACCGTTTATATCCACGGCGGTCGGTGTTGACCCCGCAGCCAGTAGAGTAACTGGGTTGGCTATCAGTATGTTTGGTGTTACTCCTGCCGCACCCGGAGCCCCATTCACACCACCGCTAGGCAGGCCGAAGTCTAGTACAACAGCAGGATCAACGCCGGAGTCTGTTACGTAAGGTGCTTGCCCGGACAGCAGGACTTCTACAGTCCCGACAGATACGTCAGCAGACACGCCGTCAATGCCCGCCTGTAGCTCGGCAACCGCCGCTATAGTCTGGTTGGCTAGATCGTTTATTGATAGACAGGGGCCTGATCCTAATGCCATTTACAAAGCCCTCCGGGGTCCGGCTTGTCGGACAACGATGGGTATCTCTTCCACTGTCCATCTGCTGTTCAGCACGTCAAATGCTTTCAAGTACATAGCGCTGCCACGTACGAGGGGGTTCTGGGCGTTGTTCAGTCCTTGCGTATCCCAGTCTTTGCCTATGAAGCTTGGGGTAGTCATGTTGTACGCCTGTTGCGGGGAGTCCGAAGCGTATATCTCCCAACCGACTTTACCCGACGCCTCGCCTAACACAGCCGTCGCCTGGCTAACAACACCCACAGTATGGGGTGACCCAATCGCAACAGGGCCGTAGTAGAGATGGCTACTGATTGCCTCGGTGCTGTCCAGGTCGAACTGGTTAGCAGTACCGTCGCTCTCTATGGCCAGTAGGCCGCTCTTTGTGGGCGAGCTGATACGTTTGAAGTTAACAGCTAGCTCGAAGTTCTTCGCCCCGAAAGACATGGGCCAAAAGCCCTTGGACTGCATGTCGTAGAACCAATGTACATTGTCGCCACCGATAGTCGCGTATATGTGAATACCACGCCAACGTACATCATAACCTATAGAGACTTTATCGCCGGCACCGGGGTCTATAGCCGTCAGCTCTTCAGGCAGAACGTCGCGCGACATGCTGGTGGGCGGTTCGCCACAGCCGGGACGCATACTGTAAAGACCGTCGCGGGTCATCATCACAGTAAAGTCGTTACCAGTTTTACACCACGCCGACTGCATAAGGGGGCCAACGGTTGTTGACAGCGAGTAGATGGGGACGGAGCTAAGACGGGGGTTCCCCCTGACAGCGTAAATTGAGTCAGTACACCCGACAAGCAGACAGTCCTGATTGTGGTTGATAAGAGAGGTTACGTTCTCACCAACGTGGCCCGCCTGCGCACCCGAATTCGACCAGGCCGCGTTGGCAGCAACAGAGGAATAGTCATAAGTGCGCGGATCGCCAATCGCACTCATGTAGATTATCTGCTCGTTTAGGGTGTCCCCACCAAAAACAAGACGGTCTCCCCAGGTTATGACCAATCCGCAGTTTTTGGGAGCCGTCCCATATATCTCTTGCTCCAGGGGCAGAGCGTTCTGAGGGTGTATCGGACTGGCACCCGCCGTCAATTCCGCCTCCGCAGAAGTCGCACCGGCTACGGAGGACTGGAAGCTAGACGTGTGTAGCGGCCTGAACCGGACTGTCCCGCTGCCTTGAGCTTGGTACAAGTCCTGGAGATAGACCGCACAAGATGAGAAATCATTACTACCGGGTTCGGTGCTAATTCCGGGGGCGGTGGTCCAGTTGGCACCACCATACCACCGGACGTTGGTCCCTGTGGAACTTGTGACAGCCACCCCGATCCCAGCGAGCGAGTTGGCTTCGCACCAGTTGTACGGAATCCCACCCGAATCACCGTAGCCAGTTACGCCAGGGCGTACACCACCCCGCTCACGTCCGGTCTCCCAGTCGGTGGGCCAGATGTTGTCGGAGGACGGCGTTGTGAACGGAGCCTGCTTGTGGTAACCATACCGTTTACTAACACCGCCGCTCGGGAACACAATGGTTAGCGGGCGGGACTTAGCCATGGGTCTAGGTTACGCTCTGCGCGAGTATCGGGCCTGACAGCCAGAGGTTCCCGCCCATGGAAGTAACGACGGCGGCCTTATCGGAACCGAGAGTCACAATAGTATTCGCAGCCGCGTCGGCAAAGACTGGGGCATTAGCAGAGGCATGAACCGTGAGTGTCACCCCGGCTGCTGTGGCAGGGAGGGTTCGCGTACCTGAAGTAGCCGCCGACAACCAACCGCCGCTCTTGCCTTTCAGGTCGATGGTGCCAGAGGAACCTGGGTCGTCGACTACGTTGGTGCCCGCTACTGCGCTGTTGTAAAGTTCATAATTTATGTTGTGGCCGCTCATCTGTATTACTCCTTAGAAACTAAAGGTGCTGTTTGTTATGTCCGTAGATCGTCGAAACCGACCTAATGTGCTGCCGCCGCCTTGGTCTCCACTTACACCCGGGCCAGCGGTATGAACCGAGAAGTTACGCCGATCGTGTAAGATTGCTTGTCGCATACTCGCCTGGAAATCTGCGTGGCGATCGCGTGAACCATTTATACGCTGAGCAGCCGCGTCGAGAACTGCGTGTATCATTGCCTCTCCGTAATACGCCCCGCCATACGTGGTAGGGTTGGACGGAGTAAGCTTTGCGGGAGCTATCTTGTACCTGTACTCGACCTGGTAGGAAGACCCCGCCAGGGGATAGAACCTAACACGCCACTGGTCAGGGGTCACGGGTATGAGGGAAGCGTATCTAGGGTATATGTCGCCGGTGTTCTGCCTGTCTATCCGCCTGATATCACTCTCGCCTACGATCTTGATGTCGGGTAGGTGCCACTGCTCGTCACGTCTAAACGTGAAGCCGTCCGTGTACATGCCCCCGAAGTCAGCAGGCAGGTCGTAGTAAACCCGGCGTAGCGTGTAGGCCAGACCGGTCTCTGTCGAGGTTGTGTCCTCCACGACAAGAAGGGTGTCATCAGTCCTGGTTGTTACCTCCACCCGCTGCATCGTGGAGCCCACGGTGTACCACAGCTCACCCTCGTCGGTCCAGCTGGGCCACACACCTCCGCTTAGTGTAACAACCCCCCCGGTAATGTCTATGGTGCCTGTGGTGTACGACGCCGTTAACTCTAATGATCCCAGCGGGTATAGGAACGACCAGTTGTGTGCTATGTTCTCGCCAGGCATCTCGCCTGAATAGAACTTTCGCATACCACTGTTCACGATCAAGCTGAAGTCGCTGTCCTGGGCGGCTGACCAGTCTGTAGGATTACGCGGCCAGCCTAGCTCCCTGGCAACTTCAGCTTGAAGGTCGATGTACGTTACGGCTAGAGTCATTTAACTTTAGCTTTAGGTTTAGGTTTAGGTTTGCTGTTTGTTTCTTCTACGGGTTCAGGCTTTGCCATCTTGGGGTACTTGACGGCCAGCATCATGTTGATGGCCAGGGGTAACCCACCGACAGCTTCGCTCTTACTCCATGCACTTCTGTATTTAGCGTACTCTTTTTGGAGACTCAGGCTGTCAAAGTCAGCGTGGAAGCCCCCGAGGTAGTAACGATCACGTTGGTGAAAATCCATATCACTCTCCATCGATGCGAGAAAAAATCCGGTCGGGCGAGGGTGCATCACGTCCCCACCCGACCGAACGCACGGAGAGATTAAATCACGCCCACAGCGAACCAGTCGATGTGTGTGACGGGGTCTGTAGTATCGTCGGATTGACACACGAAGGACGGCACAAGTACCACCCCTTCAGGAATGTCCATCGCGGTTGTGTTGACAATCTCAGTACCGTCAACAAAAATCTTGACACCACTAACACCATCAATCACAAAACCCAGTTTCACATAGGTATCTTCGACTAACGTGTGGGGAGTCTCAGAGCCAACGGTGGCTACGTCAGTGTCCTCACAGGCAAAGACAAGTTCCTTGTCGACCGCATTCACTCCATAAAATCCGACATGGTCAACTGTGAAGATAGCGCCTGACGCTATAATAGTGTCCTCGATCATAGCCAGACCAGCGAAAATCTCCGGGCCAGTTGCTGCGTCGACCACTTTCAGTCGAGTCTCGAAGATAATTTTCTTACCAGCCGCCGGGATCACAAGAGGACCCTGCCACTGTAAGTTACCACCCTGACCCGCAGTAGTACTGCCACTGGCCAGCAAGCCAACACCGTCAACTTCCGTGGTGGACAACCCGAACGTACCTGTGGTTGCTGGGGTTAGAGTGTAGTTGTCAGTCCCATTAAGGGTGTTGAAGTCCTCCTTGAAAAAAGTCCCCCCTCTGGGGTCATTGCCGACAACGTCAGGATTCAGACCCAGCCAAAGCTGAGTAGACAGTCCCCTATCGTCGGCGCCTTGGTCATACGCTCCATATGCCATTGTTAGCTCCTTTATGTAGCTGAGGCGGTTGCAGCACGTCCGACGAAATTAGCTCGACGGTTGGTGCAGTAATATTGATAGGCGGTGTCCATCCACTGAACAACAGTGTTGTGGGCATCGTCCAACTTGATTGGAGCATGACGCTTCATGAACCAGTCGTCGTAACTCTTCACTTGGAACGTATCCCAGTTGAGGCCGTATACAGGCTCGTTGAGATCACGGGCAGTCCCGCCTACCTCAGTCAAAGCCGGCACCCATTCCCAAGGAATACCACGGAACAACTGTTGCCCGATACTATTGGATGGCGGACCACCACGGAACTTACCCGCGTCCGAACCAATGTTATCGTTCATGTTGTACAGGAGATCCTGGTAGTCGGCGTAAGCCTTGTAGCCAGAATACAACCCGTAGCTCGAACGAGACGGAACAGTTTCACCGGACGGGCGGGGTGGGCTGAAATGACACTTGTCAACAGACTCACTCAGCTTACGGCCGAAGTCCTCACTAGACATCGAAGCATACGTGAAAGTACCATTCTTGGTCTTAGTGTAGAGATCCGAATCAACACCAGCAACGTCGTTGTAGTCGCCAGGGTTGCCGCCGTTGAAACCGAAGGCAGCAGTCGAATCCTGGACAACCCAGTAAGGAAGGCCGAACGGTAGTGGGTCGCCAGTGGTCCCGTTGTTGGGATCAGCGGGCAGAGTCCACCACCAGTCTTCATTCTTCTTAAAGAAGCCGTCGTACATATCAGACTCTTGCATCTTCATGTAGTCGAGAATCTGCGTCTCGCTGTTGGACATCATTGCGGGTTCGCGAGCGTCAACCATGAAGTGAGTCTTCTGGAAGTGCCACTTAACAGTTCCCTTGATACCGAGGTCAGATCGGTTCAGCGAATCTGCTTTGAAAAAGCTATCAGGCACGGTGTTGTCAGCAGAGTTGACTTTCAAGTTGAATGTGCAACTCTCACTAGCAGGACCCCGTTTACGCCGGTTCGTGAACAGTTCACTGGCCGTTACATAATTCTGATAAGGTCTTGCTGCGTCAGTCCAAGTCTTCGCCATGAAGTTTTCTAGATAGAAATTGGCGATATCCTGGACAGACGAAGGCGTTACGGAAGCAGGCATTTTCGTCTCCTGTAGATCATCGTTTCAGTCCTGCCGACTGTAAGAATCCCCGCATCAATTCCTCATCGGACTGACTCTCGGGTGTCGCTGGGGGCGAAGGGCCGGAACCCAATCGCATGCCAGACTGTTTTCTTATAGCGGCATTCTCGTTAGACGTCTTGTCATTATTTACAAAATTTAACTGTTCAGCCGCTGCCTGGACCAGCCCCACAAGGGACTCGTTTGGCGTTGTGTTCCGCAGCTCCTGGACTAAATTAAAAACAGCCGACCTCGCATGGAAGTTAGCGGATGAGAGGTCACTGGATCTACCAAGTGTCTTCGCATCCAGCTTATCAGCCAGGGAGTCGAATTCAGATTGAAACTGCAAAGCGTTTTGCTGTGTAGCCGCGTTCTGCTGCTCCTCGAAAGCAGTCGTCTTAGACGTTGCCTCCTGAAGCTGTTTTTGCATGTCGCCCATTTGGGTTTGGAAATGCGACTGAAGCTTCTCGATCTCCTTACGAACGGGGTCGTCCGCAGGGAACTCGTCTTCGGGTAAGTCCATAGACAGACTAGGCTGCTCTGGCTCACTCGGTGTCCTAGCCAGCTCTACAAACTTTGCTAGCTGAGCATCGCTTGTTGCTAACTCGACGAGCTGTGGCGGGATACCCGCTTGCTCGGCTGCCATCCTTGCGGCGATGGTTGGCCCTTCGACTACATGCTGGGCGGCTTGCGTGTCCGCGACCGTTTTGTCGGTCTCTGGATTCTCGTTCACCCGCTTGTCGTCGGCGGTGTCCTCGGTGGAATTGTCAACACCTTGGACTAACTCCTTCAAACCCTCTACTGATTCCTTGTGCTCTGGTTCCAAGTTTGTGTCTGATGCTAGGTCGAGTGCCATCTGATGCTCCTTAGTTTCCGGTGTGTTGTCCGTACCCGCCGTCTTTGTCAAACAGCGTGTAGGCTTTCATGAGATCATTGCGTCCTTTGTTGCTATGAGCAACCGCCCTACCATCTACATCGATGTATGCGTTTCGCACGCCTAGCTTTTTAAGCTGCTCGTTATGCTCAGCAACGTCCCTCTTGTTACAGCCTATAGACTGCGACTTCCACGGTTTCTTCTCGCTGATTGCTCTAGGCATCTACATTACTCCTTG